GGCGGCCACCGCTACCCTGAACTCAGGCGCCATCACGAGCGCGCAGGCAAAGAAGGTGCTGACCATCACCGATGGGGTCAACACGGCCCTGAGTCTAGCCAATACCGCCTACGCGGGCGGCAACACGGCGAGCGCCACCAGCCAGATCGTGGCGGCCACCGCGACCTTAACGACCGTCCAGGCCTGCCTGAGCGCGGCCCAGGCGAAAGCCTCGATCGATACCTGCCTTGCACCCGTGAGTACGCCGTAATGCCCGTAGCCCAAGTATTGGAATTGCTGATGGGACTGCTGCAAGCCGCGCCCGAAATCGTGAACGCGATCACGGCGGCGCAGGGCACCAATGGCATCGTGCCGGCGGCGACGATCACCGCGATTTTTAACAAATACGGCCTGGACCGGGCTGTGTTCGCCTCGGCAATAGCCACCGCTGCCGCTGCCGGCAAGTAGCGGCAACTTCTGATTGTATTTGTCATAAATCAGGCGTTTACTTCGATCTGATCGAATCCACCCTTTTTTGGAGCTTTCCATGTCAGCCACTTTGATCCCCGTTACCGTCGCCATCACCAAAGGCGCGAGTACTCCCACTCCGACCGCTGCGGCCTTCGCCTCGACCAGCGTCGTTGTCACCGATTCGAGCGGCGTTGCGCAGGCGGCGGTGCTTCTGACCGGCGTCGAAACCCCGACCGCCTGGGCCTTCTCGACCAGCGTCAATGTCGGCGCCGGCACAGTCGTTGCCACCGACCTCGACATCAATGGTGCGACCCTGGGTGCGCCCATCAGCCAGGCCTTCACGGAAGCCGGTACGCCGCCTGCGTTCCTGCCGACGACTGCCATCAGCGTGACGCCGGTCACCGCCGCGGTTGCTGCGGCTGCGAGCCTGCGCAAAGTCTGATGAACCTGATCGACGACGCCGTCGTAGCCAATCAAGGGTGGCCGGAGGACCGGCGCACCCAATGGCGCATCGAGCGGCTGCTCGAGCGGGAAATCCACCTGCTCGAGCGGATTCTCGCCCGCCTGCCCCCACCGCCTAAGTATCAGCCGACCATCGGCATTACGGTGGCTTCACTCGCGCCGTAGAGGCTCACGCCCATGACCATTTCGATTTCCGCTGCCGACCTCGCCCTCCTGAACGCCGGCAAGCCGGTCACACTCCAGGGGCCCGCCGTTGTCGTGACTCCGCCCACACCGCCTGTCACTTCGAACGCCATCAAGTCGCCGGTGTATATGAGCGGCAAGTTTTCGTGGCAGGGCGACTGGAATTCGGTTCCGTTCAACTACGCGCAGGCTGGCGCAGGGGTCAGCGGCTCGGGGCCGGTCATTGGCATGCCGGGCACTCAAGCGTTCGAGTATTGGCTACCGTACCCCAAAACCAATTCGGCCGGTCCCGCTTCCAATGGCGTGAACTTCAATCTGAGCGGCTTCACGCATTTCACGATTGCGATCAAGCCGAGCGTCGCGGGTGCACTTGCGCAGATGCAATTCTTCCAAGCGCAAGGTACCGCGGACGATATTCCTTTCGGCGCCATGCTGAACATCTCGCAAGCCAAGTACGGTCCTGCGACGATGGCCGCTGGCCAGTGGAACGTATATACGATTCCGTTGGCGGATTACAGCGTGTCAGGGTGGATCTATAAATTCATCGTGCAACAACAGGGCGTGACGCCGCAGGCTTGGGAAATCGATCAGGTCGGTTTCCTCTAAACATCTCCTTTGGTTTTCGATGCGGAATGCGCGTCCCGCTGATGGTCCTTCATACCAATCGGTGCCTGTAGTCACTCATAACCCATCCGTTTCCTTCCCCGACCCCTTGCAGTGCGGACACTCGCGCGTATCCCACGACCCATCGGGATCATGCCCCGCCACTTCACCGCGCCCGTTGCAGCCGGAACACTCACCCCGCGGTTCGGACTGTGAGTCACCATGCAGCCACTTCAAGAACTCCTTGGGGTCAGTCGGCGCGCTGGGATCGCGTGGCGCGTTTTTTGCTGCCAAGATTCGCTCAACAGCTTCTGGCTTATACCCATCTTCCGTTTCCGATTGTGGGCGGATTGCTCCACTGGGGGACGTGTTCTTGAGTAAATCCTTAACTTCTTGGAATCCGCAGTCGCAATCACTGGTCCATGCGAATGCCATCTTCTGGCAGCTTCGAGTGTGGCTCCCGTATTCGCCCAGCGCCGCCTCCAACGCACGAATGCGAGCCCATGCCTCTCGAATCTGCTTCGCTTCGATCTGCCGCGCATCCTCGGATAGCTTGCGGTCGGCTTTCACTTCGGCAAGCTCGGCGGCGAGCGCCTGCACGCGGGCACGCTCCCTGTCGATCATGTCGTTGGCGTAATCTCGGGCACTTACTGCAAGGCGCATCCGGTCCACATCATTGGTCAAATTCCTTTGCATGAGCGAACGCATCCGGGTAATAGACACGTGCGATGTGGCGAGCCAGCGGCTCAGGTATCTTCGCGATCATGGCCGATGCCATCTTTCGCTTTGGTGAGCGGGAGCTCTGGTGGCGCATGGCGCTGGAGTTCTCACCAGGTCCAAACCAGTCACCGCCGCATTTGATGTGCTCGACGGGATTCGTTAGATGCGCGGTACTACGGTGGCCGTTTCGCTTGTTCAGGTGGCCAGTGACTTTGATCGCATCGCCTCGGGAGTACGGGACGTTATTGTGGGATACCGCGAACCCCGAGCCACCATCGTTCTTCGTGACCTGCTTTGTCATTGGCATGAGCGCTGGCACATCGCCCCACAGGTGAAAACTTCCATAGTTCCACCTCGAGCGGCCCACCCAGGGGATTGCTCCGCGGACGTTCTCCACCACAAGCGGGATGAAATGCCCCGCCGCCTCAATAGCCTCCCGCTGAATCCGAAAGCATGCCTCGAACAGCGAGTTATCCGGCGGCGGGAGCGCCTTGGCCCGCTTCCATGGCATAGCGCGGTAGCTGTAGGCCTGGCAGGGCGGCGAGGCCACGATCAGGGCGGCATCTTTGAACTGGCTACCATGAAGCGTCAGCACGTCCTGAATGACAAGCTGCGCGGGATAGCGATGCTCCCCGTAGACGTGCTGTGTGTTATCGAATCCGACCACGTAGTACCCCTCGGCCAAAAGGCCCTCAGTCCATCCGCCAAGACCGCAGAACAAATCAATCGCTAACGGTTGCATTCGCTTCTTTTATCGAAACGGAGCCGATCGCCGCATCAACAGCATCTTTGACGTTCTGAAAATATCGTCCGAAATCGCCGTTAGGCCCGCAAGCATTCCATTGCTTGACGAACAAACTCACTGCCCGCTCAAGTTTGTCGTAATCGGATGCCAGTACCACCTCAGTCCCGACTTTGCGAATGCCGAGAGGAAGGTCAAACGGATCGTCGAGCATCGGGATTTTGTAACGGTTAACCATTTGCATTTCCTTCTATTCCCCGTCCTGATCTGGTCATGCATCGCCGAGCGCAATCGCTTCCTTCTGGCCTTTGTACACCGCCTCGAGCTTCTTCATAGCTCGCTCGTCTTGAGCGGCCTTGGCCTGGCGGTAGGCCTTACCGAACGCGGTTTCGAGCGCTTTGGTCTCCTTGACGTCCATCGTCATGCACAGAGTGTCGAGGGCGGCGTCGCTGATCGGTGACGCCTTCACGCCGGACGCCCACTGCGCGACTCGCTTGCCGGACTCCTCGTTGATCGGCTTATCGAGCGGGAACATCACACGATGCTGCTCTTGCAGTTTGATGGGCTTCGGCATGCCGGGTGCGTCGGCGGTGAGCAAGAACGATGCTGTCAATTCGAAGGGTAGGCTCTTCTCGCAGACCGGGATCCAGCCGTTGATGCCGGTGAGCGACTTCTTTGGCACGATTACCATCTTTTTAGTTTCCTCGTCGCGCACCATTTCCACCTTCTCTTCGGCGCGAAAGCACAGGATCAAATGGGCACGCACCTGCAGCAATCGTTGCACCATCCTCTTGTGCTGCGTCTTGGGCTTGATCCACGCCGCCATTTTGCAGGCCTCGCGCTTCTTCCAGTCGTCCCCCGCCATGCGGTCGAGTTCGGCCTCGTGCATCTCGAGCACTCCACCTTCGCCGCTCCATTCTAGAGAAGTTGAGTCAACCACTATCACAGGATATTTCGCCTCGTCAGCCGCGAGTATCGCTTCGGCGTATGCCTGCGGGGAGAACGGCGGCTTTAAGTCACCGTGATCAAACAAAAATTGATCAGAATAATGCTTTGCTCTACCGGCCTCTGTGTCGATCACGGCAAACGGTTTTTCTGCGGCGATACCAGAGGCTAAGCGCATAGCGGAAAACGTCTTGCCAGCGCCAGTGCCACCGCACAAACCAATTAGTAAACCTACATTCTCTCTGACAGCTCTTTTAAACTGAAACATGGCGTGTGTTCCGCATGGTTTTTTGTAGCAAGTTTCTACACAGCGCGTGAACGAAGCGAGGTTCGTACCCCGTCCTTTCTTTCTTCATGTTTTCAGGATCATCGTAGCGCTTGCAATATGGGCATTTCCTCCAGTCGTAGTGTCCACTTGCTTTGAAAGAATTTAGCCTCTGATGTATCAGGCGGTGATATTTGTTGTCCGGGCAAACTACCAAGTTGCTGGGATCATTATTTTTCCTGTCTTCATCAGCGTGGTGAATGATCGCGCCAGGAGGCAAAGGGTGGCCCAGAGCCTTTTCTGCTACCTGCCTATGCTCAGGAGTCTTGTTAAAAATCCGATACCCGGAACGCTTGTCTATGCGGGCGCTGCCACGCGGAACAGCTTTTACCACCAATGGATCGCCGTGAAGTTTCCATCGTTTGTAATGAGAGTGGCAAAGGCCCTTCGCGTCATGCGGCAGTCCACATCCGTCGACAGTGCACACGAAATGAGTGCGCCGGCTCACAGTAAATCCCGCTCTAATTCGTTCAACTGCCATGGCGGCGGCTCGACGTAGTGGATCTGATTGTCGTACGCCGGCCAGTCGTTATCGCGCATGCAGCGCTCCCAGATCGACCGAGCGTGCTGAACCTTCGCTTGGCCGATGGCGCGGTAGGCATTCGACAGCGACGTCAGGGAGCACGCGTAGGGCGGCGTGATTTCCTGCGCCAAGAACACGAATACGGGCGCGATACCTGTCGCCGCCTCGATGCCACGCACATAGAACTCCGCCTGCAGATCGTAGTTCATGCGGCCGATCTGCTTCGAGAACGCTTCGGGCGATGCGCTGCCCGTCGACTTATAGTCGAGCACGACGCGCCGGTCCTGGGACAGCATGTCCGGGCGGCAGCGAAAGTGCGTCACGCCCTCCTGCCAGATGAGGGTCTGCTCGGGTTCGCCCGTGACAAGGATGTCGCCCAACTCACTTGCAGCGACGAACTCGCGGGCCACCGTGCACATCGCCACGATGTCATCATACTGGCGCTCAAGTACGGCGTATTTGCCTTCGGCCTGCGCGGCGTCGCGCGCTTCTTTTGCGGCTTTCGTGCGCCAATCGTCCGCCGCGACGCGCACGATCGCATCTGAGCGCCGTTCCAGCAGCATCATGTGCGCGGCGGACCCCAGGTCGAAGCGCGAATCGGTCTCGCGCACGTATTTGGGATTCAGCCGTGGATGCGCGAGCCATGCGTGCTTTGGCGACTCGGTGAGCAGGATGTTCGCGATGCTCGATGAGAGCGACGCTGTGGGCGCAGGATCGGCGTGGTACTGGTCGGCGGTGGTCATGGTAACTCCTTGAGTTGATCGGCGGGAACCACGAAGATGCCTAGGTCCTCGCGCCAGAAACCGGCCGACGGCCGGTCGTGCAATTCGTAGGTGGGCTTGTGGTCCTGGCAGAACGCGGCCGTCGATGGCCAGCAGTTGCTGTCGCGCTTGAGTGGGCCGTTGGCGCGAACGACCATGGCGCCGCCGACCAAATACAGATCGGCATGGAATACCAGGTCATGTGCGAGCATGTGGACAATGGCGCCGGTTTTGACGCAGGCGTTCATGGCGACCACGACCACGACCCCGACCGCGACCACGACCGCGACCACCCCGACCACGACCGCGACCACGACCACGACCCCGACCGCGACCACGACCGCGACCGCGACCACGACCGCGACCACGACCCCGACCGCGACCGCGACCGCGACCACGACCATCCTGCAAAGGCCACGCAGGCGTTCATGGCACGTACTCGTTCGGGCCCTCGACCTCTTCGGCCACGCTGCTGCGCTGATCGCTGATCGCGAGCAGGTTCGCTTTCGCGGTCTCGATCGCGATGAGCTGGCGGCCCATGGTGGCGCGTATCTCGTCCGCCTTCACGTCGAGTTGGTGCACCTCTTCCGCGATCGACTCCTTGCTCTCACGCGGCGAGAATTCCACGTCGATCCATTCGCTGGTGCGGACGTAGCCTTCAACGATGCCGCTCCCGCCGCCCATGCTCACGTCCCACACCATGAAGTAACCACCGCCGACTGCCTTATACAGTGCGATTTTCATCAGAACCTGTCCTTGGTGCCGCGAAAGGCACCCATGTTGTAACGGTTGATGTTCTTGTTGCGGATGTGCATGTCACGGCGTTCGCGCCATTCCATGTACGAGCACTTCGCGCAGTAGATCCCGAACGCGAGGATGAAGACGACCACAAGGGCGCACAGAAAGAAGACAACGATTAGAGCGATTTTCAAGGGCATTGACTCCGGATGATGGAAATGAGTTCGTCGCGAAGAGCGTTGGTGTCTGCGGATTCTGGCAGCCTCTCGGAATACAGTGGCACACCGGCCGCGGAGAGGGCGGCCCGCAGGTCACTCCAGATCATTCGCTTGTCGGCTGACATACGCACGTACGGATTGGGGTCACCAGGGCCGTTCGGGTGATTCTCGCGCCACAGCTCATCGATGGCCAGGAGCACAGCAGCCATGGCGTCGCGCTCTGCTTTGATTTGGAGCGCGGTCGCGCCGAGAAGAGCGACCGCGCTCTGCAAGCTTGCGGCGTTCATAGGGGCCGCGACCGCGACCGCGACCACGACCACGACCGCGACCATCCTGCATAGGCCACGCAGGCGTTCATGGCGACCGCGACCCCGACCGCGACCGCGACCACGACCGCGACCACCCCGACCACGACCGCGACCCCGACCGCGACCACGACCGCGACCGCGACCACGACCGCGACCACGACCACGACCACGACCACGACCACGACCGCGACCCCGACCGCGACCGCGACCACGACCATCCTGCAAAGGCCACGCAGGCGTTCATGGCGACCGCGACCACGACCGCGACCGCGACCACGACCGCGACCACCCCGACCACGACCGCGACCCCGACCACGACCGCGACCACGACCACGACCACGACCACGACCGCGACCACGACCACGACCACGACCACGACCACGACCATCCTGCAAAGGCCACGCAGGCGTTCATGGCGACCCTATTTTTGCTTCGCGGGCAGTGTGGTGATGGGTACCGCATCGATGATGGACCCCCGGCCCAGAATAACGGGGCCCACCGGAAACATCTCGACCTCAGAAAACTCGCACATCTTGAGCGCATCCTGAAACCGGCCGGTATCGGCGATCCACGCAGCATCCTCAAGCACGATCTCATGCTCATACACCGCGGTCACGCGGCCCGTGTCGATCATCGTGACCGTGCGAATCAGATAGTTTTGCCCGATAACCCAGGGCCCACTTACAACTTTTTCACTCATCAGAGACTCCTTACCTTGGTTTAATAAATTGGTTCAACATAATGCCAGCCCTTGACGCGGGCATCGCTCGCACGCCGCGCAGGGCGTGAATTATAGGCTTTGACGATTTCTGCGATGAGCACATCGCGGTTACCGGCGTTGGCCTTCAACCGGGCGATGAGGTAATCGAGGCGGGTTCGGTGCGGATGATTCATGTTGCCACCGTAATACGCAAATCAGCGTCTGTCAACTCTATTTTGTGTACGTTCGATATTTTATGTGATAGCGTGTGCACTATGGCGAATCCAATCAGCGAATTACGAGAGCGGGTAGAGGGCAGTTCCAACGCGGAAGTTGCGCGCGAGCTTAAGATCAGCCCGCAATACCTGTCTGACGTGCTGAATGATCGCAAGAAGCCCGGCGACAAGATTTTAAAAGCGCTGGGGCTTGAGCGGCTGGTGGTCTATGTGCGGCGCAATAAGTGATGGCCGCCCGCGACAAATACCGCTCCGCGTTGGGCGCGCCTGATGAGAACGCCGCCGAGTTGATGAAGCTCTACCGCGACCTAGGCTGCACGACAGTCGATACTCACGCGCTGGGTTTTGGCTTCCCCGATTGTGTGGTCGGGTTGGTGGGCGCGACGGAGCTGGTCGAGTTCAAAACTGAGGATGGTGATTACACACCGCCGCAGCGCACCTTTATCGCTCAATGGCGCGGCAGCCCAGTACGCACGGTCCGCACGCGCGAGGACGTCATGAACCACGTGCAAAGTGTGCGTCAGCGGATCGCCGGCCGATGAGCCGCCGCCATTTCCACCCATGGCGGCGAACAATTATCGGACTTACGGTGGCGACGTCTTTGCTCGCTTGGTGTATTTTCTTCGCTTTTTGCGTTGTCGTTTTACACGGGGTACGGTGGCTGCTCGGGGAATGAGCCCCAACAGCACGGCGTGATCGCGCACCGAGGCGCACCAGTCCTCAATCATCGGGATACGTTCGAGCGCCGCGGCAATGAGCGCTGGTAGATCCTCAGGCGGCCCCACCCGCACGCGCGGCAGCACCGGCTGCAAGTGCACGTCGTCGGGCGCCTGGATCTCGCCGAAGACATCCTCGAACACGCCCTTGGAGAGTTGTGGGCAGCGATAGGCGGCGCTGCACGCGCTGCATTGCGGCCCCTCGGTGAGGTGCGAGAGCGCGCTCACATCGCCGCGCAGCGAGAGCGCCAGAGCGGCCGCCTCGGTCATCCGCTGGCCAACCGCGTACAACTCCTCGACGCTGCCCACGCTGGTCTCGGTGAAGTTGTGCAGCAGGCTGTACTTGATGAGGGCGGCCAGGGTCAGCAGCTGGGCCTCGACGAGCTCGTGCCCGTGCACTTCCACGCGGCTGTGATCTTCCCACTCAGCGATCAGGAGCCCTTGGATAATCGCTGTGGCGCCGCGCTCACCGGTGATGATGCCGATATCGACGCGGACACCCAGCGCTGCCTGCACCGCGGCGCCCTGCGCCTCTAGGGCCGCCTTGCGTTCGGCGACGATCGGCAGCGCTTCCAAGATGCGCTCCGCCGGCGCCGCTTCGGTCTCCTCGAGCGCCGCGGATCCGCCGCAGACGAGCCAGCGCGAGACCGCCGCCGCGCTCAGAAACGTCACGGCCCCGCCTCGATCGCAGCCAGCACCGCCGGGTAGTCCTCGACCTTGATCATTTTGATGTAGGTCGCGCCGAATCGCTTGACCAGCGCCTTGCCGGCCTCGTGACCGAAGCGGTCGGAGTACTTCATCACGGCGGCGCTGATTTGGTCGTAGGTAATGGCGTGCGCCGTTGCTGGCGTAACGTCAACGGCCACTGCCACCGTCGGCTGCATCATCGGTGGTGGTGGTGGTGGTGGAGGGGGATCCTGAGAAGGCGCGCCGCGCACCGCATCATAGGTTCGATTCCCTTCGATGGCTGCTGCAATGCGAGCAAGCGCGGTCAGAAATTTGTCGGCGTATTCTTTCAGCGCTTCGCCGCTCGCTTTTGGCTCTGTCATATTGTTATCATCGCTGACCACTTAGGGTAAAGTCAATATGCGAACCAAACGCGATCGAGCGGCGGCTAACAAAGCACTGGAAGCGGTGCAGCGCGCCCGGGTCAAGAATCTGAACTTTTGCAAAGAAACGGCTGGTTCGTGGGAAGAGCTCGCCCGTTGGACCGGCAAGGCGCCCCACTTTTTGCTGGTGTTGGGCGGCGATCATCCTAAGCGCGCCATGGGTGAAAAGCTAGCGCGCAGTATCGAGCAGAACCTAGGGTTGGAGCCGGGCTGGATGGATCGGCCGTAGCCATGAAGCGGTACCGAGCCCAGAAGGCCCCCACGGGCGCGCATTTGCGCTATTTCCATTTGCTCAACACGGAGGAGCAAGCCCAAGCGGTAAAGCGGCTCATTCAAAGCCATCAGACCGACGCCCACGTTGCGGAGCTTACCGGCCTGTCGGTCGAGCAGGTGCGGCGCATCGTGGCGCAGCCATGAACGATGAGGAATTATTCACGCTGCACAACGATCCCGAGCTCGCCGACATGGTGAGCATCGGCCGCGCCATTCAATGGATCAAGGAGTTGGAATGGCGGGAGTGGCGCACCAGCACGCCCGAGCGAGCGAGGTTTTATGCCGACGCTTGAACAAGATGCCACCGGCGGGGAGCTGCCGCCGCTCGAGGCGTACGCGAATGAACGGCAAGCGAACTGGCGCGGGCCCGAAGCTAAGCAACGCGCGCCGCTTGAGCCGCCGCTCGACTGGTCGACCCTCGAGGGCGAGCCGCCGCCGCGCACGTGGTGGATCCAGGACTGGTTAGGGCCGTGGCCTACCTTGACGTCGGGGCCAGGTGGCGCGGGAAAGACGCGACTGTGGCAAACCATTGCGACCTCGTTAGCGACCGGACGCCCCTATCTCGAGGCCCAGTGCAAACCCTTAAAAGTGCTGATGTGGCTGTGCGAGGAGACGCGCGACGAAGTGTGGCGGCAGCAGCTCGCGATCAATCGCTATTTCACGCTGTCGATGGAGAGTTTGGGTAATTTGTGCATTGTGCCGCGGCAGGGACTCGAGAACACGCTGTTGGATGTCGCCTTTGGGAAGCCAGTGTTCACGCCGCTGCTCGAGCAACTGCGCGAACAAGTCAACGATTTGAAGGCCGAAGTGTTGGTGCTGGATAATCTCGCGCAACTCTTCGGTGGCAACGCGAACGATGCCCATCAGGCGACCTATTTCGTCAACGCCATGGCGGGTCTGGTGCGAGACCGGCCCTTTGCGCCCGTCATGCTTGGCCACATCGCGCGCGCCCACGGCTCAGAATTCGCCGGCGCCGCGGCCTGGGAGAACGCCGTGCGGATGCGCTGGTACGTAGGCCCCACGTTGCCAGATCAGGAGATCACCGCCGAGGACGAGCCGGCTGACAGCGATGTGGTGTATCTCGCCCGGCGCAAAGCCAACTACACCGCCAAGGATTGGCGAAAACTCAAGTTCGACAATGGTGTCCTAATTCCGGAGATCACCGACTCCGGCAACCCGGTCAGTGAAATGTTCCGTTTCGATCGCGCTGACGGCGTGGTGCTCGAGGCGCTGATGAAGCTCACCCAAGTCGGGATCTTTGCCACCGATGGCCCCACCTCGCCCGATTATCTGCCAAAACAGATTATGGCGAAAGGCTTCGCTCAACAGCACACCCGCAAGGAGCTCACCCAGGCCATGAACCGGCTCATGGGCGAAGGACGCCTGAAACGCGGCGTCGTCGGTAAGTACTCAAACCGCAACCCGCGCTTCGGTTTGGTCGTCCTGTAACTCACGCACACGCTCAGCCACTGCACAAACTGCACACACTCTCCCCTATATACATAGGGGGAGAGAGAGTGTGCGCAGGTGCAGGGGGGTAAATTGTGCAGTTTGTGCGTACTTTGTGCGTACTTTGTGCAGAAGATTGTGCAGAAGAGCCGTGTTCCACGTGAAACACTAGACTCGTGTGCTAGTGGTACCGATCAGTAACATACGCACTGCAACATGACATAATCCAGTGAGACATAATGCAAAAACCCTATGATTTACGGTGTTTGCGTTATGACAGAGACACTAAGTCTATTATAATCAATAGGTTACGCGTGTACTTCGCATAATAGCCATTATGTAAAGTCACGTTATGTCGTGTTGCGATGCGATTTCTAAGGGATTCCTTGGGTCCAGCGATGTCTAGAGGGGTGACCCCCACGCTCCACCCCTAAAATATTTTACTTTTCCCTAACATGGCGTATAACGAGTAGATGCCGCTCGCGACCTGTCCAACCGCCATCCTCATCGAGTACGTCGATGCGCCGCTACCGGGGCCCGCACCGCGTGGTCGTCCTGGCCGCAACGCGGCATTGGGCGACGCGTTGCTGGCGATGCAGCCGGGCGGCCAGGCGCTCGATGTGAACCGGTCATTGAAGGCGACGACGCAATTCATCTGGCGGGTGCGCCAGCGGGGGAATCAGGCGCTGCGCTTCAAGGTGCGCGCCATGCGGCCCGGGTGGACACGAATTTGGAGGGTGGCGTGATGGACCTGAAACCCCAACGGAGACTCACATGAAGACCTATTCGCACGCGCCGGACGTCGACGGTTGCATCGAGAAAATCCAGGCGGCCCACCACGGGGAGCTGATGGACGTCACCGTCTCGGCGCTGTTCGTCTACGACGACGAAGAATCGAGCAAGGCGGTGCTGACTCACGCAGGCTATCCGGCCGCCGCGGTCGTGCGTATCACGCCCTTGAAGGACCGAACCTTGGGGGTTGCTGATGCGGTGATTGTGGTGGAGCGGGTGGCGTGGCTTGCCCTTTCGCAGCGCCAGCGCGACGCCTTAGTGGACCATGAGCTCACGCATTTGACGCGCAAGGTTGATGAGGAGAATGGCGATGCGCCGCTATCCGATGCACTGGGGCGCCCGAAGCTTGGTCTGCGCAAGCACGACCACCAATTCGGCTGGTTCGATGAGGTCGCGCAGCGCCACGGGGAGGCGAGTCCGGAGGTGCGCCAGGCCCGCGTGCTGATGGAATCGTCGGGCCAGTTGTACTTCGATTTCGAGCCGCGGACCGCCGCTGCGCCGAAACGCAAGCCCGCGTCACGTGCACCGCTTGGCGATGCGCTGAACTGATCCTTTCAACTACCCACGGACGAGCGAATTCATGACCGATATCTATTTTGGCGACGTGCTGGGCTCGTTCGCGAACGGCGTGCAACTCGACCTGCGGGTGAAACTCGCGGTGGATTTCTTGAAAGCGTCGGGCGATGCGATCTTCGACGGCGCCCCGCGGGAGACCGCGACACTGGCGCTCGATCTCGCGACCGAGCTGCTCGCCCAGGCGCAGGAGCGCGGCCTCATGAAGTCGCTCCCCGAAGACTCTGAGTTGAACGCGCCCACCAAGCGGCACATCGAGCGGCAGATCCGCATGCAGGTCTTTCAGAATCAGGCGGCGCAGCGGATTCAGTCGGAGCCCGCGGTGGCGTTGGGCTCGGTGCCGGCTAACTTCGTGCCGAGGCGGCAGTGATGGCAAGTTGGTGTCCTGATGATTTACGGCGCGAGATACTCCGAAAAGTGATACGCAATTACGCGCGGAAAACGATGAGTTGGCCGTGGCCCGCGCCGCAGAGTTGGCTTGACTGGCAGTCGGACAATCACGGTTGGGACGGAGCGGCGCGGTTAGGCGACCTTTACCCGGTGACCGAAGGGAGCGGCATATGATCCGCCGCCCAGTCTCCTCCTCGAATATCGCCGGCATCGGCTGGGAAGCGGCGACCGATGGTTCGGGCACGAGCGGCACGATGGAGGTGGAGTTTCGCTCAGGCCACGTGTACGCCTACCACGAGGTGCCGCAACAGGTGTACGAGGCGGCGATCGGCGCCTCGAGCGTGGGCAAGTTCATTGCCTCCGACATCGTCGATAAGTTCGAGCACACGCGGCTCAAGTGACCGACCTCATCATCCGCCCGGTCCTGACCGAGGCGGAGCGGCGCGAATTCGATCCGGTGCGCTTCGAGCGCTTTTGCGGCGAGCTTAAAATCGATTCGAAGGAATTCGGGCAGATGCCGCTGACCTTCTTAGGCACGCAGCGCTATGTGGTGCAGGAGATTGCCGCGGGGATTGCCGAAGGCATCCACACCTTCGTGATCTTGAAGGGCCGCCAGTTGGGCATCTCGACGGTGCTGCTCGCGCTGATCATCTATTGGCTTTTCAAGCACAAAGGGTTGAAGGGCGCGATGGTCACCGACACGGACGAGAACCGCGAGTTGTTCCGCTCCTACGTCGACCAGTACATCCAATCGCTGCCGAAGCATTTGAAGGCGCCGATCGGGCGGCACAACCGCACGCAGCTCTTATTGAAGAATCGTTCAAGAGCCATGTACATGGTGGCCGGCACCAAGAAGTCGGGCGGCCTGGGGCGGGCCAAGGACGTGAACTTCCTGTTGGCAACGGAGTGCTCGAGCTGGGGCGATGAGGAAGGGTTCCTGTCGTTGACCAACACGCTCGCGCAGAAGAATCCGAATCGCCTGTACGTGTATGAGTCGACCGCGCGCGGCTACAACATGTTCTATCAGACGTGCGAGGTTGCGAAGAAAAGCCACACGCAGAAATTCATCTTCGTGGGCTGGTGGCGCAACGAACTGTATTCGTGGCCGGCGGAGTCGACTGAGTTCAAAACCTATTGGGACGGCAGCCCCACGGGCGACGAACGCGTGTGGATCGGCGAGATTTACGAGCGCTACAGCGTCGAGATCGCGCCGGAACAAATCGCCTGGTGGCGCTGGTACGTTGCCGAGCAGATGAAGGGCGATGAGATGTTGGCTCTTCAGGAGATGCCGCCGACCGAGGAATACGCGTTTCAGCTATCCGGCTCGAAGTTCTTCTCCGCCGAGCGCGTCAACATCGCGTATCAACGTGCGCTGAAAGAGCCGTGCCTGTACTTCCGGTATATCTTTGGCCTCAATTTCGAGGACACGCAGTTCGTCGAGACAACCGAGGAGAACGCGGAGGTCACGATCTGGGAGACCCCGGTGCTTGCCGCCAAAGCGGGCGATCGCGCCGGCTCCTATGCCTTGGGCTGCGATCCGGCCTACGGCTCCTCCGAGTGGGCGGATGAGTTCGCCGCGTGCATGCTGCGCTGCTATGCCGATAAAATCGTGCAGGTGGCCGAGCTCGGCACGCCCCACTGGACGGATCAACAGTTCGCCTGGGCCATCGCGCACTTGTGCGGCTGGTACGGCGACTGCATGCTGAACTTAGAGATGCAGGGGCCCGGCGCCGCGGTGTTCAATGAATTACTCAATCTTAAACGCCAAGCAGCTTCGCTCCCTCCAGGCGATCCTCGCGCTGGAGCCTTCGACGTTATTGGCCGGATACGTGATTACCTCTGGAAAAAGCAAGACAGCATTCACGGTAACTTTGCGTATCAGTGGCAGACGAACCCGCGCGAGAAAATCCGCATGATGTCGACCTTGCGCAGCTACTTCGAGCGCGAGATCATCGAACTGAACTCGCCCGCGTGCCTGACGCAGTTCAGGAATATCCATCGCAACGGTGACCAGATCGGCGGCGAGGGCCGGGCGAAGGATGACCGCGTGATCGCATTGGCGATCGCCACGGTGGCCTGGAATGACTGGATCATGCTGGAGATGCAGGCGAACCAGCGCACCTGGGCGCGCGAGAATCGCAGCGCCGAGGAGGCGAAGGCCTTCTCGCCGGTCGAGAAATCGGTGATCAACTACCTGACCAAAAACGGAATCCACGTCCGTGGACTCACCTGATGTCCTATCGCTCGCCGAGATCTCCCGACGCTTGAGCCAGGTGCGCGAGGGCGAGGCGCACCTGCGCCGCGAATTACCCCCGGACAACCCCCACAATGCCATTTTGCGCCTGCGCGACATAACGCGGTATATTGGCGCCACGGAGAACCAGGTGTTCCTGTGGTTTCCGACCATGACCCGCATGCAGCACCGCTTGCGCGACCGGCCGCCGCCAAGTAAGGCTGCGCCGATGCCGGAGCGCTGGCAGCGAGAGTGGTCCCGGTTCTTCAAGGCGTACGAGGCCGGGCAACTGGTCAAGGCACAGGTGGGCGGTGAGTGGCAAATTATCGGCCGAACAGATCAAACACTGGCGCAAGTGGATGCCGCGCCGCGGCCGCAAGCCCATGCGCGGGTGATCGGGATGCGCATCGACATGACGACCTTGGGACCACGCTTGAAGGGGATATAACTTGGCCGTGATGCGCGAATGGAGTTGTCTCGAGCACGGCGAGTTCGACGGGACGCACCCGATCTGCCCCTCCTACGGCTGCGATTCGGAGCACGTGAACCAGGAATTTCGCACGCCCGTGGGCATCGGCACCGATTTTCGCAAGCGCTTCGATGCCGGCATGCGCAAGTCCGCCGACATGTATGGTGCTTCGGATTGGAAATCGGCCAAGGCCGGCGATACCTCGTTCGAGGGCCGCGCGGATCCCACGATTGGCACCAAAGTCTTGTGGGGCGATGAGTCGAAGAAAGTGCTGGGGCACAGTTTCTCGGAGTTGACACAGATCGCGGCGAAGCCCCTGACGGGCGCGGGCGGCGAAGTGATCCTGAAACACAACAACGGCATGCGCGAGGCCGCGACCATCGCCGGCATCACGCGCCGCCGGCTGCCCCAGGCGCATGAGGTCTCCGCGCACAAGGGCGATGCGGGCGCGAAAGCGCAAGCCCAAGCGCTCACGGTGTGAAACTCCCAAGCGACCTCGTCGAACGCAATCGGCTCTGTCAGGAGTTGGTGCGACAGTGCACCGCGAGCCGCGCCGATCGCTTCACCGTCTATCAGACGCTGCGCAACTATTACCTGTTCGGCTCGGCGGACGCGCGCGGCGCACCGTACAACAAGATCGGCTCGACCGTCGACACACTCTCGAGCTTCATCTACTCGCCGGACACGCTGCGCTTCAGTCTGCACTTGGGCACCGAGGCGCCGGTCGATGACATCGCCAAGTCCGTGCCGCTCTCGCGCGAGGTCACCGAGCAATGGCGGGTGAGCAAGACGCACATCATGTTCGGCATTGGCATTCGCTGGTCGAACGTGTTCGGCGTGATGCTGATGAAGACGCTGTGGAAGGAAAACCGCGTCCGCAGCTACTTGGTCGAGCCGCACCAGTTCGGGGTCTTACGCGAGGACATCATTGATCTCGCCGACCAGGAGGCGTTCACGCACCACTACACGATCACCAAGTCCCAGCTCGAGGCGAGTCTCGCCGGCAACCCGCGTAAGACCTCGATTTTGAGCCGCGTCGGCCGCTCGATGAGCGAGCAGCTGCCGCCGATGTCATCAGGGCTCTCGCGCCTGATCGTCGGCTCCCCGGTGGGCGGCATCCCGGGATCGATCGCGCTTCCCGGCCAGATGTCCGGCATCGATGGCGGTACCGGCGGTGGTGGCCGCGGCCCGCAATACGATTACGCCCCCAAGATCGAAGTCGAACTGATCGATATGTGTGACCTGTACGTCTGGGATGATGACAGCGAGGACTATCAGGTCGTCACGCGCGCCGCCCCCGACGTGACGATCTACGATCGGCCGTCCAACTGGTTGGGCCATGTCAAAGGCATCGCGCCGTTCTCGGTGATCCGGCCGGCGCTGAACCTCTACGATTATTTTTGGGGCGACTCGTTCGTCGCGAGACTGACCTGGCTGCAGGACTGGCGCACCGATCGCACCATCCAGATTCGCCAGATCCTCTCTAAGCAAGCCGATCCGCCGATGTCAATCACGGGCGGCGTGGGGATCGCCGAGGAGAAGCTCTCCGCCCTGCGTGCCGCCGGCGGCCGGGTGTCATTTCCCACGCCCAACGCGAAAGTGACGACGCACGCGCCGACCATGCCATCCGATATCTTCGCGGAACTCTCACAGATCGATGCGATGTTCGACGACACCGCGGGCTTAGGCCACGTGCTGCAGGGTAAGGGTGAGGCCGGCGTGCGCTCGCGCGGCCAGGCGGACCTGATGGCGCGCTTAGGGAGCAGCCGGCCGAAAGAGCGCGCCATCGCGGTCGAAGAGTCCGCCGAAGAGGTCGCCGGGCAAATCCTGCGGCTGGTGCAAGATCACTCCGAGCAGCGCTTTCAGGCGCAAATCCAGACGCCGGATGGGATGCACGAGTTGACTTTTACCGCCGAACAGTTCACAAGGGATTATGAAGTCAAGGTCGACGCGCACAGCTCGAGCCCGATCTTTGTCGAGGATCGAAAGCACGATGCGATCACTTTGCTCGAAGCCCACGCGATCGACCGCGAAACGCTTCTTGATATGTTTGATCCGCCGAACCTGCAAGACCTGAAAGAGCGCTTGAAGAAGTTGGAAAAGCAGGAGCTCGAGGCGAAGAAAATGGAACTGGAACATGGCGGCGCGCCCGCCAAACCGAAAAAGGGCAAACACTGATGGAAGGTCTACCACGCATCGGCCGCAAGACGAGCGGCGAAGGCTCCCACCAGCCGGGCCACGCGTACAAGCGCGATTTCAACCAATCGCCGCGCGGCAAGTTCAAGGTCCGCATGGCGCGCGCCAAGAGCTCGCGCAGCAAAAGCGCACGCAGCTAGATTTTTTGGCGTAGAGTTCGATTTGACTGATGGTATGGCTGCTCCATCGTAAAAGTGGCCGCTCTGAATAGGAGATGCGAAATGGCTCGTCACAAGCGCCGTCACAAGCGGAAGTAGGTCGCGATGTTGGAAATCGGACGAAATAACCGGGGCTACAAAAAGCCGCGCCGCGGCAAGCGCACTCCGCGAAGCGTCTGATGGCTGTACCCCCGGAACTCATGCAGCGCATGATGCAGGGAGGCGGGGGCGGCGGCGCACCGCCTCCCGGCGGTGGTGCTCAACCGCCCTCCGCGATGCCTGGCCCGGGTGGACCTGGCGCAGCCGCCGCTCAAGGTCCCGGTGGCGCACCTCCCGGCCAGTCGCCGGCCGCCGCGCCCATGTCGACGCCTCAGGATAAGCGCGGGGTCAAAGCCGCCGCTCAGACCAACGTGCACATCGCCGTGAACATGCTCGAAGAGGCGCTTCCCGCCTACGGCAGTGAGTCGCCCGAAGGCTCGAAAATCATCAAGGCCTTGAATATCCTTGCTTCGATGATCGGAAAGAAGGACACTTCGGACCTTGTACCCGCCGAAATATTGCAAATGGTGCGTCGCTTGCCGCAAATGGGCGGTGGAACGGCGGTGCAGCAACAGATCATGAAACAGATGGCCCAGGCGAAACAGCAGCCGGCGCCGTCCGCTTGAAGAGGAACTGAAACATGGCCGCTCGTTATCTCGAACCTTCAACCGCTGGCCTGCGCAAGCCGACCGATCCGTCCAAGGATAACGGCCAGATCATCAATCCGCCGCGCTACGCCGAACACGGTGGCCTCGACAAGCCGGCGCGCATTGCGCAGAAGAATCCGCTGACGATTTCCAAGCCCATGGGCGGCCGAAGTTAGGCCATGGCCAAAACCCTCGAAGACCTGACCGTCGACGAACTCTTGGCCTACGCCAAGTCCGCGCAGCCGGCCGCCGAGCTCGTGAGCGCGATGGCCAAGGACCCCGCTCTGCGCGAAGCGTGGCAGGGTCTCGTCAAGAAGGCGCGCCCCGATCTGTCGATCCCGGAATACGACGCGAAGCAGTCAGTGCGCGCCGAGATTGCGACCGAGCGCGAGGAGCGCCAGAAGCTCGAACGCGCCATGATGGAACGCGACGCGCGCGATAACGTCAAAGAGCGCCGCGCATCGATCAAGGCCAAGTACAAACTCTCCGACGCCGATGTCGAGGGCGTCGAGGCACTCATGGTCGAGGACAAGGAAGTGAATTGGACGCACGACGCGGCGGCGCGCGTGTACTTAGCGTCCCGTCAGAGCGCGACGCCGACGCCGGCCACCTTCGCCCCGCCCACCTACGACATGCCGGAGAAGGACGTCTGGGGGAAGGGCCTGGGCAACAAGGCGGCGCTCGATAAGATTGCGATGGGCCAGGCGTTCGAGGCCTGGAACGAGATTGCGAGTGGCAAGGTGCCCGGCCTCGGAGCGGGCAAAGCGAACTGACATGCTGCCACTTGATC